CACTAGTCCAACTAACACCATCAGTCGTGTTTGAACCACCACCACCGGCACCGGCGCCAACACATTCAATAATTGCATATTTTATACCAGCCGATGGATTATAAGTACCACTTGCTGTAAAGACTGTTTGCTTGACAACAGCAATAGTCGGACAAGTTCCAGTTGTAGTAATTACGGTTGCGCCACAAGTGAGTGAGGTAACGGTACCAAGTCCAGCAGCCACCCATGATGGAACACCAGCTGCTGTCTGCTGCAGCACGTTGGTTCCAAGATTATTTCCGGGTAAGGTAACCCACGTAGTACCGTTCCAGTAGGCTATATCACCAGCACGTGTCGGAGCAGGAAATATATTGTTAGTGCATCCAACCTGAGTGGTAGCATTGCAACCACCGTTGGCATAAGGAAGAGTGGCAGTAACATCAGCGGTGTTTAGTCTGACTGTAAGGGTGTTGNTTGCACCACTGATTNTCTTGTTAGTAAGCGTATCAGCAGTAGCCCGAGCTACCAGTGTATCTGTTCCGGATGCGGGCAATGAAGGCAATGAAGCTGTGCCGTTCGCTACACCAGTAGCTTGTAAGGCTGTTGATCCTGATGTACCACCCGCAAAATTCATGATAGCGCCGGTTACACCAGCAACACCAACATTAACAGTTGATGTGCCGGATAGTGCTCGTAAAACAACAGTGGAACCCTGAACTGTGGTTGTATCTCCTGATGGCGCGACGTTATTGGTGCCTTGTAGCATCAGTGTTGACGCGGCAGCAGTGCCGCCGGTTAGATTGCCGCCGCCCAGTATGCTGTTATTAATGGTCGCGTTGCCGGTAGTGGATAAGGTTCCACTTCCGACTATGTTGCTGGTGACTGTCAAGATTCCATTGACAATAAAAGCACCAGCACTCTTGGTGCAGACTAGCGTTGGTGGTGCGGTAATTGTACAATCACCAACAGCTAAACCTAGGATTTGATACGGGGTAAGTGTTCGCGAGACACCAGCTTGCAATGCGTAGATTCTTTCCGAGCCACCCAGCGTTCCAGCCGCTCCCAATGCCGTAACATATTGTGAGAATGGTGTGGTTTGTGCAAATGCTGGACTTGCACTAAGTAGGCAGGNAAGTATAAACANGATTTTATTCATTGTTATGCTCATTATGTTCATCTGGTTGTAAGTGTAGAAGTTCCGGGCTCATCTGTCAGGATAAGAGCACCAGAGTCTGAAACTAGAGTTGAAGATATCGGTCTGAATGCAACCCAGCAAGTGCATCCAGTCGGTTTGGTCTTGCTGATCAGGTCATAGATCATCGCATCAGTGATGCCAACTGTTTCAGCGCTTACACCGATCCATTCAATTGCACCGATGCCGTATCCACCGATATTTCCATTATATCCAAAGACCTTTGGGACGCCAGCACCAGCAAGGCGAGTAATCTTCATGAATGTCTGGCAAGGCAACAGCATATTCCCATAGCCACCAGAGCCGACATTATAACCAAACGATCCATAATTAGCGCCACCGCTTCCGGCTGGCGAACTATAGGCTCCAGTGTCATTGGTATTCCAAGGTTCAAATATCTGAGGTGTCTTGCTAGTCAATGCAGTTACGGCTTGGATCATACCAAGACGGGTGACCCGTTCCTGTAGAATAGTTGACCTGATAATTATTCGAAATGTATTATCCTCAGCACCACTGCGAGTCAGGAACCGGCCAAGAAAATCATAGGCAAAGACATCGAGCCAGATTCCATAGGCTGTCGCTAGCCTAGATTGCGCTTGCGCATAGACAATTAGTCTATAGCACCAAGCAGCAGTATCAGCGAGGCCTCCAAAAATAGCATCACGATACGGCGCGACATAAGCAAACCATCCAGTCGGGATTAGCCGCTTGATCCGTAGGATGATATCGGCTGCGTNGCCTATTGCCATTAGGATACCGTGATTAGTCCGCTCTTGATGGAAATGTAATTTATAGAGTAGGTGCCATCCTGGCTTAGCTTAGTTGTCTTGATGGTCGCAGCATCAGTCGCTGCGCTATTAAGCAATACATTCGATACTGTCACAACACCGGGAATAGCATAAGCCCATGCCGCCAATTGTGACCATGGCAGGGAAACACCAAGACCGAGATTATTGATGTTCAAGGCGACTGCTGCAGCGACTTGAGCTATGACAGTATTCTTGATGTAATTAGATGCCACGGTAAGCTGCATCGATACGTTAGCCAGGATAACCACCGGAGCAAACACTTGACACTGAACCCCAAGTGGCCTGACTGCCTGTGCTGCTATCAGCGTATTAGCTTGGAAAGTAGCTGAAGGTGTACCTGATCCATCATCAACGATAACAAAGAAATAACCTGGACGATAGCTGCCATCATAATTATAGCCCTCGGCAATGGTCCACTGGATGACAGCTGCTACTCCCATGATGGCTGAATTCAGGCCATAGACATCACCCTTTGCTAACCCGAGAATATAAGCAGCGAAACGCGCCTTAAGTGCTGTATCACTTTCCTGGTCCGCGCCATTGGTGAATGCTGCTACATTTAGCACAGTATCAAGACCAGTAATTGGCGAAGTCATTGAGGACAGCGCGCCAGCAGCCACGTTGCCTGCAGCACCAGCGACAACAGCCTGTACTGGAACCACAATCGAAGCTACGCTAGAGGGTAGCAAGTATCCTGTTGGTGGCCCTGCTTGATAGGTTCCGTAAGTTAGATTGGTGGTAACAGTAAATTTGGTATTGTTACCATCGGTTGTCGTCAGTGTAGCGCCAACTGGAACGAAAGCAGTACTCGGACCAGCAGTAAATCTCGTATAGGTAACTGTACCACTGGCGAATTGCGCGCCTAGCCGTGGCGAGCCACCCGGCAAAGTCGTGGTGATACTTCCTGTAACAATCGGCATGAAATCAGCCGTAAAGGTATCGACATCAGTTCCGCTAGAGGTACTTAGGCGAATAGCAGTCAATAGCTGCAGCACCAGTGCTTGGAACCACAGAAACAAGCCAGCGAAGCCTTCGGTGATGGCGCGCAGGGTCGAACCGGTCGAAAAGTTAATAAGCTTGGCCGCACGGCCCTGGATGCCTGAGATAGTGTTTGTCACCATCTGGTTAAATGATTGAGTTGGTAGGACGGGCATCTAGTTTCTCACAGTGTTATGGAAAAGGAAACCGAAACCCCAGTCTGGGCATCCCAGTACTGGATGCCTATGCCGATCAGGTTAAGCTGATTAGGAGAAGCTGCTACGGTAAGGATCGCTGGAGGAGATGGCGCAACAGAGACCTCTAAGGCCAACTGCTGTGCGCATATTGACTTGATTTCCTCGACAGAAAAAACTGAACCGATCTTCTGTGGCAACCCAGCACCATAATCGGGATGCCAGACATAGCCCTTGACCGCGGTGAATAACCGGCGTTCAAGCCGCTGCCGCACTTCGTTATCGCCATCAATCACCAGCAGATCGCCGGTAGCGTCTGGCTGGAAGTCGCGTTGCCATTCCAAGGATACGTCAGCCATTATACGATCACCACGTTAAGAGCAGTCGCTATAGCTGTCATCCTAGGTTGTCCCAGGACCTGAACCAGTGCTGCCCAACGAGTCTTGAAGTAGGTGTCAGATATTGACATTTGGTCTTTGTTGGTTTGCAGTTGTGTCCAATACAATCCGAACTGGTTATCAAGGACTTGTGCATCTTTGATCTTGGTGTAATCTGCGACTGTAAACAGCAGCATCAAATCGTGTGAAAGGACAACTGTAGCTGATACCGGATCGTTATATTTTGGAAAAGCTGCGAGTATCTGGGCTGGTGTCGCACCTTCCGGTAGGCTTTTTTCTCCAATCTTAAGGACATAACTAGCAAGTTGGTTGCCAAATGAGTGACCATCATTTGAATAGACCATTGGCATTATAAATTGTCCTCCCAGCCCGAAACGTAGCAATTACCACCTGTAGAATCAGAAAGATAATTAATTTGAAGCGTTCCATTCTGCATCACAAATTCATAGTACCAGAAGCACTGGCCAGAGATTACAGAAGCTATCCTCATGATTTGGTTGCCTATATTATCGGAAACAGCTACAGTATTATTATTAGATACCATGACTCCGCGAACGATACCGGCAGTAGCTGGAACAAAACTAACCAACGAGAAATATGTTGCTGGATTATTCAAGCCACCAGCAACAGTGCGAAGGGCAGTATAGGCAAACTGCCGGTTACGCTGGATGAATCCTGTTATACCAGCAGAATAATAGAACCAGCCAACCCGGCGCTTATAGGTATAGCCAGATGGCATTGTCGGTGCCGTTGCACTAATGCTAATGAGACCAGCTATTGTGTTGGTGGTCGGATTATAGATTATGAAATAATTATATGATCCAGTCGCAATAACTCCAGTATCAAGTCCATTTGCGCCACTAACGGCAGCATTCAAGGTAAGCGAGACTGAAGTCGCACCAAATAGGTTTCCTATACTATTGTAAAGTGCTATGGCATCAGCGCTGAAAATCATAGTATTTGCACCAGTCGTGTAGCAATATAGATTAGCGATACCACCACCTGACATCGCAGCAGTTTCCAACGCTGTTGCCTGAGATGAAAGAACATCAACAATCGGTGGAAGAATAAAGCTTACCTTATTGGTATCATCATTCGAGGTACCATAGATGGTTGTTCTTGCTAATGTATGAGTGGAAATTGTATAGGTACCTGATCCACTTTCCCATAATGAACCATCGGCACTCTGTGCATAATAACGATAGACTTTGCCGGTAATGACTGATGATAGTTCTGGAGTCAATTTTCCTGTGGGTGCCGAGGCGACAACAAAATCTACAGTCCCCGCGAGCGTGGCATTGAACTGCGTCGCATTTCCTGTTACAAGAAAAGCCATTAGTCACTAACATCCGATCCAGAAGTCAACCACGACCACAACCCAAATTTTGCAACAGCATTCCAGACATTCTTGACATTATCGTTACGCTTACCATTAATAGTCACCTTTTTATCACCTTTGATAGTTTCATTATGGATCTTTTCTAGCGTATCAGTCTTGTTGTTTCCTGTTACAGTGATATCACCCTTGCCATCCAGCTTATAGGAAGCTACCACTTGACCGGAACTAGGCGTAGCGCCAGTGGTGCTAATCGTACTATCCTGCTGGGTACCACCCTGCAGCAGCAGGCTACCGTCCTTGGAGAAGAAAATCTTGGCGCCGTTCTTGTGCCAGAATACCATCTCTCCAGATTCAACCCTTGGCGGCTTATCCTTATCACTATGAACCCGCTGCACAATCTTACCAGATTCAATATCACCTTCTTGGTAGCGAACAATGACCTGATCGCCTGATTCTTTTTGACCACTCTGCTGGCCGCCTCCGCTACCTCCTCCAGTACCACTACCCTGATCACCACTTTGGCCACTGCCCGGCGTCAGCCCTATAGCAATGCCAAAGTGGTGATCAGGGTAGTGGTA